AGGATGGCAGATACCGGACCGTACTTTTCATGCTCGTATTTGCCCGGTATTTCATCCTTCTTATGTTATGCGGATGGATAAGTACCCTGATGTTGAGTTGATATGGGAGAAGGATTTGCGGAATGCTTTTGAGCTTGTAAACCGGCCTGCTTTGGATTTGCCTTTGGATTATGAGGAACGTAATATCACGTATTTGAACACACCAAAGCAGATAGTACATTTCGTTGAAAGTATAGAAAAGGCGATTTATTTTGACTACGAGACGACGGGGTTAAAGCCATACCGTGAAGGCCATCATATAGTATCAATGTCGATTGCTATTGGGAGAGAAGAAGTAGCCGCTTTCGTTATGCCTCAAAAGGGTAAAGCATTGCATGTTATCCGTAGGTTGTTAGAGGATCCTAAAATTCAAAAAGCGGCACACAATATAAAATTTGAGCATTTATGGAGCAAGTTGGTACTCGGAGTGGAGGTTAGGGGATGGGAATTTGATACTATGTTGGCCGCGCATATCTTAGATAATAGGCCTGGGGTAACGGGATTGAAGTTTCAAGTATATGTCAATTTTGGAATACCTGATTACGATTCTGAAATAAATCCTTGGTTGAAAGGCACTGAAAAAGGTTCGCATTCGTTTAACCGGATTGAGGAGTTTATCAAGCGTTATGGAGTACGTTCGGTTTTAACCTACAATGCGTTGGATTCATTGTTTGGTTGGAAACTTATGGAGAGGCAGAAAGTGAGAGTAGAGAATGGGACGTTTTGAAGCCAGAACCAGAGACGCGTATTGGTTGATGCATAGAGGAGCCTTGGCTTTGCAACGTGCCGAGGTGCGGGGGATGCGAGTAGATTTGGAATATTGTCGACGCACCGAAAAGCGTCTGACGTTGAAGATAAAGAGGTTGATGGCTGATTTTAAGAAAACGGAGTTGGCACACAAGTGGGATGGTGTGTATGGGGCAAAGACGAACTACAATTCTAATACTCAGTTATCCCGTATGCTTTATCGAGAGTACAAAGTTAAGCCGTCGAAGGTTACGGCTACGGGTAATGGTGCTACGGATGAGGAAGCTCTTTCTTCAATTGATATGCCGGGTATAGCAGAGTTGTTGAAGGTGCGTAAGTTGACTAAGCTAAGGGACACTTACTTGAAGGCGTTTGTGGTAGAGGCTGTAGACGGGAGGATACATCCATCCTTTAATTTGCATTTAGTAAGGACTTTTCGTTCGTCCTCTTCTGAACCGAACTTCCAGAATATCCCAAAAAGGGATGAGGAAGCACAGAAAATAGTAAGGCGGGCATTATTCCCAAGTGAAGGTTTTCGGTTGCTTGAGGCTGATTATAAGGGAATAGAGGTAGTTGTAGCGGCGTTGTATCATAAGGACCCGATGATGATAAAGTATTTGACCGATCCTGATTCGGATATGCATGGGGATATGGCTGCTCAGTTGTTTATGGTTGACGATTTCGATAAGCATAAGCCTGAACATTCTTATTTACGTTCTGCTACTAAAAATAGCTTTGTGTTTCCTCAATTTTATGGGGATTACTACGTAAATTGTACATATAATCTTGCTGTTAGGTGGGGTAAGTTGCCGCAGGGTCGTTGGAAGAAAGGGCAAGGCGTGTTGGTATCTGAAGGAAGACATTTATCGGACCATTTCATTGAGCATGGTATTAAGAGTTACAGCAAGTTTGAGCAGTATGTACAAGACGTGGAAGATGACTTTTGGAATAGGCGTTTCAAGGTTTACAATACTTGGAAGAAGCGACAGATTCGCCAGTATCAGAAGAAAGGTTATGTAGATATGTTTACCGGGTTTCGGTGTTGGGGACCTATGCGAAGGAATGAAGTTTTTAATTACCTCGTACAGGGAACAGCTTTTCATTGTCTTTTATGGACCTTTACTGAAGTGGATGATTTAGCTCAGTCAGAAGGGTGGCAAAGCGGTTGGATCGGGCAGATTCATGATGCTGGTGTTAGTGATACACACCCCGACGAGTTTGATATGGTTGGTAGAACTATTCGAACTGTAGGGACGGAGTGGCTTCCTAATCATTGGAAGTGGATTGATTTGCCATTGGAGATTGAGATTGAGGCTACAGAAGTCGACCAATCTTGGTTTGAAAAGAAAGAAGTCGCGATTTTACCTTTTGAACAGGATTCAAAATGACTTCTACGCTATGATTCAAATGAAAATTTGCCGTTTTGACTGGGAAGTTTACGGTATAGTCCAGAAAGTAAGGTATTTGATATGGCTTTTTCGAGGACGTTGTTAATTCTATTGTTCAAAGGAGAAAAATTTGGCTTTAGCAACTAAGTATAGACCTTCCAATTTTGATGAGGTTGTAGGGAATAAACAGACCGTTGCTGCGTTAAAGGGATTGCTTGCAAAAGATGACAAACCGCACGCATTCTTGTTTACCGGCCCGACTGGATGCGGTAAGACTACATTGGGGCGCATATTGGCTAAAGAGTTAGGTGTGAAAGAACATGATTTTCAGGAAGTTGATAGTGCTGATTATAGAGGCATTGATACGGTACGGGATATGCGACGTCAAGCTCAGTACAGGCCGATGGAAGGGAAGGTGCGAGTGTGGTTACTGGACGAAGTCCACAAGCTGTCCAATGACGCCCAGAATGCTTTGTTGAAAGCCTTGGAAGATCCTCCCAGTTATGTATATTATATTCTTTGCACAACTGACCCACAGAAGCTGTTGGCTACTATCCGTGGAAGGTGTTCGGTTTTTGTTGTGGAAACCCTTGATGAAAATCAGATGCTTCGGTTGTTGAAAAAGGTGTTGCGTCGAGAAGGTGAAAAGGTGAAGCGGGAGGTACTTGATCAGATTATTCAGGATAGTTTTGGCCACCCTCGAAATGCTTTGCAAATTTTGGAGCAAGTTTTGGCTGTGCCTGAGACACAGCAGTTGGAAGTAGCACGCAGATCGGCTGAAAAGCAATCTCAAGTTATTGAACTTTGTAGAGGCTTAATAAAAGGGGTTGGTTGGAAACAGATAAGTATTATTTTGAATGGCCTTAAGAAGGAGGATCCGGAATCTGTTCGACGTGCTGTTTTGGGGTACTGTAACGCGATATTGTTAAAGGAACGGAATCAGCAGGCTGCTCGTATCATGGCAGAATTTTCAGAGCCGTTCTATAATGTTGGTTTCCCTGGATTGACTTTGGCGTGTTATTCAGTGCTGTATGATGATTAGCTAAGTCAAACGGGTGAAAAGGAGTATAATAATTTGAAAGGAAGGAGGTGACAAAATGATAGGATTTGATCCGGAAGAAAATCTTCACTTGGAAGAGGATGAACTGGATGCCGATACAACCTTACATCCTAACGAGCTTGATATTGCTTGGTTAGAGCAATCTCGAATTACTAAGAAGTACGGTAAGTTGGTTGCTTACCTGGAAGCTTTGAAAGAATATCGTGACGAACGTATGAAAGTGGTATGGGCAGAGATGGATAAGAAGATTCGTAATAACCCCGCAGCCTTTGGTATTTCTAAACTGACTGAGGGGGCGCTGGCGGCTGCTATACGTACAGCTCCAGAGTACAAAAAAGCGCACCAGGCGTATTTGGATGCACTCTATGAATATAAGATGTGTCGGGAAGGTGCAGTTAAAGCCGTGGATCATCGCAAGACTGCTTTGGAAAATTTGGTGAAGCTCCATGGGCAACAGTATTTTGCAGGTCCGAATGTCCCTCGTGATTTAGATTCTGAATGGCAAGCAAAACGCAGGGATGAATCGGCCAATCGTAAAGTCAGAATGCGGAGGACAAAGCGAGGAGAGTGATTTAATATGTGGCAATGGATTTTAGTAGGAGTAGGTGCAGTGGGATTGGTATTTTTGGTTCCTGTTTATGTTTTTGTTCTGTCAAAGATGAGTGCATTAGGCAGGCTGCATGCTACTTACCAGTTTTCAAAAACACATTATAGGAGGTTTGATGATGAGCAAGAAGAAGACAAGGAAGAATAGGTTTAGAGGGAAGGTTTCAAAGGATAGTCAGCGACAGAAGGCTCAGGCGAGTCAGTTCGGTTATCTCAATTTACCAAAAGGCATTCAAATGTTTCAAGAGGAGCCGGGACGTGTTTGGCTTGACATCCTCCCTTACAAAGTGACTGATGAGAAACATCCTGATAGGGATGATGAGTTAGGCATTGCTGTCCCCGGTGAGCTTTGGTATAAGCGACCTTTCAAGATTCATCGTAATGTAGGGGTAAACAACGAAACGGTGGTTTGTTTGACTTCTATTGGGAAACGGTGCCCAATTTGCGAATACCGCGCGAAGCTTAGGAAAGAAGGAGGGAACGAGGAGGAAGTTGCGGCGCTTCGGCCTTCGCGCAGGAACTTGTATGTAGTCGTTCCAAAGAATAACAAGAAGTACGATGAAGAGCCTCATATTTGGGACATTTCTCAGTATTGCTTTCAAGACCTTCTGAATGATGAAATTGAGGAGGACGAGGAAGTTGCTGGATTCCCTGATTTGGAGGATGGTTTGACATTGAAGATTCGGTTTTCTGAGGAGAAGTTTGGTAAAAACACGTTTTCGATGGCGTCTCGTATTGATTTTATTGATCGGGATGAGGCATACGACGAAAGTATTTTGGATGAAGTTCCGAATCTCGATGAAATTCTTGAAGTTTTGCCTTACAAGAGGATGGAAGCGAAGTTTTTCGAGTTGGATGAAGCGGAAGAGGAAACCGAAGATGAGGAAGAAGAGGATGATATACCTGATTTTTCGTCGAAACGTAAACGTCGCAAATTGAAAGAGCCTGAAGAAGAAGAGGAAGAAGAGGAAGAAGAGGAGGACAAGCCAAAACAGAAGTCAGGGTCGAAGCCTGTTAAAGCGGAAGAAGAGCCTGAAGAGGAGGAAGAGGAAGAGCCGCCTGCACGCCGAACAAAGAGAAACAAGAAAAAGAAGACGGCCAATAAATGCCCGTATGGTCATGTATTTGGGAAGGATTGCGATGAGTACCCTGATGATTGTGATGAGTGTGATCTTTGGGATGAGTGTATTGAAGCTTCTGAGGTAGATTAACAGTAATGGAAAGAACAAAGAAAGCTGCAAGCGATGCTGTAAAGGGGAGGTTGGCTAAGCCGCCGGCCCCCCCTGAGCAACGCTCTGGGAATTCGGACTTGGTGGTTTCCACCGGCTCTACTTTATTGGATTTGGCTATATCTGGGGGTAGGTTTGAGTATGGTGGGATTCCAGTAGGTATAATGGTGGAGATTTTTGGTCCGTCATCCACCGGCAAGACTGTTATGCTATGTGAGATAGCTGGGAACATCTACCGTGCTGGTGGGAGTCTTATGTTTAGAGATCCGGAAGCACGTCTCAATAAACAGTTTGCTAAGATGTTTGGGTTGGATATTGACGTGATTGATTATGATACACTTGATACAGTAAATGCTATGTTTGATGATATGGGTAAGTGGGAGCCAGAGGATATTACCAAACCGAACGGGATTTTTATGGATTCATTAG